AAAGGTTTCAACTATAACAGCATTGTGTCAGTTATTAAAACAGCTTTATATGCCCAAGATACCCTACCCCGTTAAACGCCGTTATAATCTCTGTTACCGGGCCAGGAAGAAAGGTTATACAATAAAAACTGCTATTAAAACTATGCTCCGTGGGAGGAATATAGATGCAGGTTTAGAAAAGCAACTATCCGCTTATGGATTTCACGTACAACTAAACTTATTCACAGATGGAAGAATTAAAAAAACAACTCCGACAAAATTACGTCAACTTTACCGATTTCATGAAAGAACAAGGCCCGCAGCAACTAATGGTTAACTACGAAGACGTGCACCGTATTGCCGACGTATTTACCAAAACACCGGTAACGCTACAGCTCCTTTCAGAAACTTTTTCTGCAGACGGAAACCAAACATTGGCATTAACCTATATGCGCGGATGGCTCTTATTCCTGAACGATTTTCTGAACATAAACAAAGGCATTCCGGCAGCTATAACAGATCAGTTGGCATACACCATCATCACCCGCCACAGATGGATTACGCTTGCCGATCTTAAGCTCATTTTCGATTTCATTCTCGAAAGCCGCTACGGAACATTCTACGGAAGCATCGACACGCAACGCATCATCACCAGTTTTGCTGAATACGCCCGAGAACGTAAGGACGTGGAAATTAAGATGAAGGAAAAAGAAGTTGAGCAACTGAAGCAAGAAGAACGTGAATACGTTGTTCCCGATTTTTCAAAATTACCCACTTTGAAAAACCTTTTCAAATAATGAAATTCTTCGTGTCTTTCGTGAATAATTGGGATCCATTGGGCACAAATAAAAACTATCAACTGGATAAGATGCTGAAATCATTCGATAATCATACAGTTGATTTTAACGAGATGATAAGAACGCTATACTTTATTCGTGAAGAATTAGACACGTTGGAACAAAATAATGTTGTTGAGACTAAAATTACTTACTATATGGGCGATAGCCAAAAACATGTTCTAAAGTTCTCAACTAATTATTATACCGGATATTTAATGTTTAAAAGAATTGATTAATTAAAATGAGAGGAATTTGCTTTATAGAACCGCTTTTTAAAGATACTGCTTCCGGAAGGAAAATAGTAACACGCCGGATGAATGATCTGTACAATGTTGGCGAAGTGCTTTTTCTAAAAGAACCCTACAGGATAGAACCAGACAACGTGATAAAATATAAGTTCTCCAGCTTGCAGCCAGACAAGGAGAAATGGAGCAACAAACTGTTTATGAAAGCCGATTATGCCAGGTATTTTATAAAAATCACTGATAAACGCAGGGAACATTTACAGGAGATATCTGAAGAAGATTGCATTTTAGAAGGTGTCAGAGAGGGTAAGTGTGGCAATGAATTAAAATGGATGAAGGCATTTTATGCTCCTGGAGATAATCAACCATATTTAACCGCAAGAAGTGCCTTTGAAGAGTTAATTAATAGGATTAACGGCCCGGGAACTTGGGAAAATAACCCTGTTGTGACTCGATACGAATTTAAATTAGTTGACTTTTGAAAACGCGCATTGAAATTGAAAGTTATACTAAAACAAACAGCTTCCGCAGCGATGCGCGGGCTGTTATTTTTAATTTAAAATTATGAGTGGTAATAAAAACATTATTTTGAATAAAATATGACCCAAATTAAACTTCCTGAGATTGCGTCAAACACACTGGAGTATATTGACGATCGCATTCAAGACATTGTAGACACCATTAACCAGGCGTTTATCGTACGAACCTCCGTGTTGGATCCGTCCAAGTTTAGCATCGAAAGTCGTGATAAAAACCGGTACAAGTTTCCGCCAACTGCAGACACATTATATCTGTACCTGAAAGGTATTGGAAAAACAATTTCCAGAACAGATCTCCGCATCATTCTCCGTGAACCTAACTGGTTTGAGCAGGAAAACCCGGTGTTAGACTATTTCAACGCCATCCGTGGCACGTACAAAGGCGAAAGCCACATCGACAAGCTGTGTGAACATATTACGCCGCGCGTGTTTGACAGAGAACCGGAGTACTACCAGGAACGCATGAACACGCTCATACGAAAATGGATGGTGGCTACCGTGGCGCAATGGAAAGACAACATCCCCAATAGCGTTTCGCTTGGATTCATCGGAATGCAGGAACACATAGGAAAAACATTCTTAACCCGCTTTTTTCTTCCGGAAGAATTGGAGTCCTACTATGTTCAGCCCGAGAATGACAGCAAGTTTTCGTTGTCAGATCTGTTCACACGCTATTTAATTGTTTGTTTTGATGATATGGTCGGAATAAACCGAGGTACGGCACGCATTGAAGAATTCAAAAAACACACCCGGTCACCCAAAATTCTGGTCCAACGGCGCAACGATGAATTCCCAATCGAGAGGCCCCGCATAGCGGCCACCATGTTCACGGCCAACAGAACAGCTGAAATGGGCGGATTTCTGACGCTAAACCACGGGACAAGCAGATATGGGACCATAGAGGTTGACAAGATCGATAAACGCTACTCTCAGCGTGTTAAAGTAGATCAGATGTGGGCCGAAGCGTTACTGCTGTATGAAGAGACTGAGTATAATGCAGAATTCAGTGACGAAGAGATTCAGGAACTCCAGGAGTATAACGAACGCTACCAGGTCCAGACAGACGAAGCCAAATACGTAAACCTATACATTCTCCAACCCGAAGACGAAGACGACCCGGAGGCCGGCTGGTACACTGCCAGTGATATTATTAATCACTTGAGAAAGAACCGAAAGATTATTTCAGCGGACGCGGCGAAAATTACCCCCACCAAAATGGGTTCAGCAATGACTGCAGCAGGATTCAGAAACCAATCAAAGCGTATACCGAACAAGATCTATCCCCAGTACAGATATTTTATAAAGTTTAATTTTTAATGCATATATGATATGGATGCATATGGGTACATGACATACACGAAAATATATAACTATTTATATATCAATATATTAACTATCTTATATATTTTTTTTGTGTATATAAATATTTTTTCTTCCGAGAAACGTCGCTACCTACTACAAACAAGTGTCAAATGCTTATCAGTATTTAATTTGCATATGTAGTAACCTGTTTTAATAAGTTACTACAAAGTTACTACAAATAGTTGTTATAAAATTTGCTTAATACAACATAAATACATATCTTTCAGTATGTTAATGCAAATGTAGCGTGTAGTGGGAAAAAAATTATCTTTTGAAATTATTTTTAATACATTTTCAATTTTTTAAATAATGAGCGAAAATAAACCTTACATTATCATTGATTTAGATCCGGTGTTGCAAGATTTCTTGCGTCACGAATTTGAATTTTATGAAGATGGATCCATCTTGCTTACTGATCGTCATGCGATAGGCCGCTACATAAATTCAATGTGGACACTGAGCGATAAACCTCTGAATTATGCACGCGCTGAAATTAAAAACCCGATAAAACTTTATCTTCCCATCCAACGAGATACAAAGTACATTACTCAAAATAATTTTCTATATATTCCTGCCTGGCGTCAAACTCAGATACAAACATATCTTGACTCGGAGTTTGACCGACGTATACGAGATTTTTTTTCTATAGGTTACGATTACGGTTATAAGCAGAAACAAATCATTGAAGCCATTCTGACTTATTATAATATCAAACATAACAAGCTTACGTTCGATCGAATAAAAAAATTGGATTACCGTAACCGGTGGCGATTCAAAAAAAGCATCGCTGACGAAATTTCAGCATCTATAATTTATTGAATAAAAAATTATCTCCAATATGTGAAAAATCAATCACTTAACGGAGTTTAAAAACTCACTTTTGTTATGAACAGAACAAACAACGACAGAAGGGCACATATTTGCAAATTTTATTATTGCCCTTACAACGAATGTACGATCACCGATATTCCTGGGAATAAAAACATCCAGGTATTGGCATCGTGGATAAATTTACCGATGCAAACCGCCGAACTGAAAGAAAACGAACTGCTTGCCGGTGAAATGATCGAACAGGAACTTTCTGTTGTGCTGAAAGGAAAAAACACGGATATGGACAATGAGATCACCAGGTTGGTAGGCAAACAGCTTATCATCCGGTTGGATTATTCCAACGATGAAAGCCGGATCATGGGAACCCGGGACAATCCGGTTATTTTATCGGAAGAATCGGCAGGCGTTATCGCTTCGCTAACGCTGGTATCTAAACATCTATCCGCTGAGAAAACCAAAAAACTAACGTCCTTTTAGCCACACAGATTTCATCGTAAACTTGCACAATAAACGCGTTTACGATGAAATCGAATTATCTTATTACCACACTTCTACGGGGAAAATGGTTTATTGATCACCGCTTAGACATTGAAACAAGCGAGCTGATCGACAAAATTTTGGCTCGCCAGTTTGCAGGTGAAACCGCCATTTTATCGGACAATAAACCGCTTGCGTTTTCCGTTTCCACGGGTAACGATTCACAACTTACATCTTCCATCCCGGAAGATATCCCCGAAAATTCAACCGCCATTTATTCTATTGAAGGCACCATGCTTAAGTATGGCACGCTTTGCAGTTACGGAACTACCGAAATTGCAGCGGCCGTTCGTGAAGCTGCTATGCACAAAAAAATAGGAAGCATTGTGCTCGATATCGATTCCGGCGGCGGTTCGGTTGACGCCATTGCGCCGTTGGTTGAAGCTATCAGGCTGGCACAAGTCAATAACAAGCCGGTACTTGCTTCGTGCGATTTATGTGCATCTGCAGCATTATTCGTTGCTTCGTATTGCGACGAAATTCACGCAGCTAATGAAATTTCGGCAGAATTCGGCTCTGTAGGTGTGATGATGTCTTTTAAAGACTATCAGAAACGCAACGAGAATCTGGGAATAACCGAACACCGGGTTTATTCAAACCTGAGCGAACATAAAAATCAGCCGTTAGAGCTCGCTTTGCAGGGAAAATACGATTTGATAAAAACTGAAATGCTGGATCCGCTCGCGCTTAAATTTCAGGAAACCATCAAAGAAAACATCCCGGGACTGAAAACCGAAACCGAAGGAATTCTTTCCGGAAAAACATTCTATGCCGCCGACGCGCTGGATAACAAAATAATCAACGCTATTGGCGATTTAAACTACACGTTGAAACGCGCGCAGGAATTGCGTAAAAAGCTATTAATCAATAATTACACTAACCATTAAAATTTAACAGTATGTTCAAGCAAATTTTAGCAGTTGTACTCTCGATCTTCGGAATGAGCCATCTTCCAGTCAACAAGGAAGGTAAAAGCTTTCTCACCGATGATATGAAGGCTAAATTGACGGACGAATATGGTGACAAATTCGTCACTAAATTCGAACAAGATTTGGCGGAAGCGGAAAAAGACGGTCCCGTAGACGGGAAATCAACCGAAATGACTGAGTTGAAAAACCAGTTGACAAAAATAAAAGCGGATTTTGATGCCGCTTTGAAAGATAAAGCCGATTTGCAGGGAAAAATTGATATTCTTACAAAAGAGGAAGAAAAAGACAACCCCGTTCACGTAAAATTACAAGGACAAGGAGTGAAAACAGCATTCAAACCCAACATGAGTTTAGTGCACAATCGCGTGATTGATGCCTATTTCAAAGGCGATGTTTCGGCCATGTATTCAACAGATACAACCATCGACACATCGGAACTTCAGGCCGAATTTGGCAAGTATGTTTCTTCTGAGAAACTTGAGATCCTGCGTAAGATCACCAACGATCTGACTTGTACCGACCACATGACCACGGTTGTAACCGATAAATCAGAATGGCGCGCATCGCAAGCCGAAATAGATTCTGTTTTGCAACAATTTGTTCCATATTGGACGCCGACAGGTAAAGTAAAATTCTCACCCATCACAATCAAGAATTTCATTCTTAAAGTTAACCAGCCGATTAAGCCGGCCGATATCATTGACCAATACATCGGTTATTTGTATGATGAGAATTTAACACCGGACAAAATGCCGATTGTTAAATACATTGTTGACGGTTTGATTCTTCCTAAACTTTCAGAAGATTTGGAAACTGCCATGGCTATTGGTGACTTCAAGGAATTCGTTCCAGCCGGTGACGGAACTGCAGCCCCTGAAACCGCTGTTGTTGATAGCATGGACGGTTACTTGACTATCCTGAAAGACTTGAAAGCCGCAGCTGATGCAAGCGTTACCTGGTTACTTGATGGTGTTACACTGACCGCTGAGAATATTGTTGCTTCCGTTGAATCGGCCGTTGATGCAGTTGCACCCAAATATCGGAATAAACGGATGGCTATACATGCCGATCCAGACCTGATCCGCATGTACAATCGTGCTTACCAGACGAAATATCCAAACACGAAAAACGAGGACAAAAACGAAAACCGTGTGGATTTCACCAACTTCTATTTTGTGCCAATGGAAGGGATGATAGGAAGCAAAGCTTTCTTCCTAACACCGAAAGTGAATTTCAAACACCTGATGAGTCGAGATCATCGCGAGGCAAAAGTTTACATGCAAGTGCAGAACTACGATGTGAAAGTATTTATTGAATTCCGAAAAGGAACCGGATTTGCGATGAAAGAAGCAATTTTTGCTTATTTGCCACCTGAAGCTGAGCCCGGTGCGTAAACAATGAATAACCGGAAGGAGTTTTACCCCTTTCGGTTTCATAAACCTATTTTATTCACTCTAAAAATTTATAACTATGCCATATTCATTAGTTTCTGTACCGAAAAAAAATCCTAACCAAGGCAGACCTACACCGAAGAAATTCTACGTGATCCTGTTCCGTTGGGAAGATGTTGCGAGCTATGAGCGCGACGACAAAGGTGTGAACGTTACTACGTTCGCGATGAAAGAAGGGAAAACCCCTATTGCTGTTTACGCATCCAATAAATCCATTCACCCGTACCATGAAACAAGCGGTGACGACGGAAGCAAAGGCTTCCTGCATCACGTGGATTTCGAAAGTCCTGGTAACGAACTGGAAATGGATGAACTGGTAGAAAACATTGTAAACGAAGAATTGGGAGCGATAACCGTTGCTTGCGGTACCGGTAAATGCCGGATTGCCGGAACTCCGTGTTCCCCATTGGTACTGTCAGATACGACGCAAGACAATGCCGAAGCTTCAAAGCATACCATTCAGCTTGTTTCTCAAATGATTGGCCCGGCTTTGGGACACATTGCCAAGAATCTGATTCCGGTCACGGATAACGCAGATTTAAACACATATCTTGAATTAACAGTTCCCGCTGATCCTGGTGTGTAGGTTATTTTCATATTCCTGAAAACCGCCCATTGTGGCGGTTTTTTTATGTCCTTTTATTTTCGGGTTTGCAATTGCAAATTTGTAACGCAATTTAATTTTATAAAATTATTTTCTCATGAGTAAAAAAGAAACAAAAAAGACAGTTAAAAACGTGGAAATTTCTGAACCGGAAGTAATTCAGAAAATAAATGAAACGCCTGAAGTGAATGAAACACCTGAATTGAATGATACGCTTGCAAGTGGTTTTATTTCTGAATATAAAAAACATTTGCCTATTATTATGCTCGTTGCACACAATTCAAAATTTGCAGAAGTGGCAAGTAAAAACTTTGTAGAAAACTTCAATGAAGACATTGAAGCTTTGGTTGTAAGATACCCCAGCGAAGATAAATCAGTTTTCGATTTGCTTCTTGAACTGATTGCCGACTACGAAACCGAAAAAATTATCCTTTTGGATAATATTATTTCCGTTTCGCCATTCACCATGGCAGATTTAGAAGTGCTTAAAGCGCAACCCCGTGTAAGCCTGAATGACAAAACAATCCGCGTGCTGAAAGACAGCAACCTACCTGTTACAGACTTCCGCACGAAAACGCCGGTTGTTTTGGAAAGAAGCAAAATTGTTCAGCTTATTGAAGAAAATCAGAGCGTTGATTTTAACGAAGTAGATTTCTTAAGCGTGTATTTCAATCGTTTTTTCAGTCAATTCAAACCAATTCTCACAGATTGGCAAAACGACAGCTTCACGCTTCCTGTTGTTAGCGAAAAGCCGTCGCACGACGTGCTGAAAGCGCAATTGCAAAGAAAGCGTTGGTTTGCCGTTTCGGCTAAATCGCTGGATGCCGTTCTGGATTTTTTCAATGAAATTGCCGACGCAAAAGAATGAAAGAAGAAATTCAATCGTGGATCAATTCAGGAGCCGACGTTTTTGAAGGCGTGATGTTGCTGGAAAAGTATTGTTCTGATCTGATTTTCGTGCGGCTTGTTAAAACAAACCCCGCGAAATTCAGATCGAAGATCTTCGCCAGGTTAAGCAACTTGTCCGGCTTGAACATTAAACCAAAAACGGCAAAAAAGGATTCGCACCGAAAGACAATCGCTTTCCGCGACGAATTTCCTTTTTTGAACGCTCCGAATTGCCCGATTGAATTAAAGGCGCTGGTTACCGATAAATTCTCTTCGTTTTACCAGTACCGGCAACTTCATGAAAAACTCTTCTCGGTGGCATCGCTCGAAGAATGCGCCGAAACCGCCAACCAACTGATGAGTAATTATCACGAAAACCGGATGATATATGCAGAGCTTGACCACTACAAAAAATACGGAAGGGTATTGGGTAATCATCCCGTTTTCGCTCATTACCGAAAAATGGAAGGTATTCGCCAACTAAGTGTTCGCGAATTGGTAAAAAAAGAAATTGCGCTTAATCACAACATCTGGAGAATTGAGTCTGAATTGAAAAAAGAAGATAAACCACACCTGGAGAATGAACGAAAAAACAGATTGAAAGAAAAACAGGCCGAACTGGCTGAAGTGCAACGATTGCTTTCATGAACAAATATTTCCGGCTCGATGATATCGAAAACAAAAAACGTTACGCGAAACATTTCTCAGCACGCTTTGAGCGTATCGAAACAATTCGCTTAAACAATCTGAAGGACCTTATCGGACGATTACCGGAAGAAAATGAGTTCTTTTTTATTGAAACCCGCAAAAGCGTGAGCGCTTTTACATTTATTCCGTACGTGATTAATAACGCCGGAAGGATAAATAACTTGTTTATTGCAACTTATTCCATAAACTCGCGCATCATTAACGCCTTATGCCGGTTTCAGGACAAAGGGCTGCTGGCGAACGTGGATATTGAGATCGGAGAATCGATAAAATACAGAAGCGTATCCACGCATAGGCTTCTTGAACAAATGGTTGCCGAACGAAACTGGTTAATAACTTATGCCTGGACGCACCGGAAAATTTCCTGCATGGCAACCGATATCGGTAAATTCGTTTCGGAAGGTTCCGGAAACTTTGGGGAAAACGCACAAATAGAACAATATTTATTTTACAAATCTGAAAAATTATATGAGTTCAGAAATCATAAAGCAGGCAACTTGGGACGATAGAAACGCACCGGACTGGATGAGTAAAATTAACTGGCAGGAATATGAAAAACTTGCTTTTATCGGATATACGCCTGAAAAATTGGCTATGTTTTATAACATAAACAAACACGAATTCATGTACTATTTCATGCAGATTGAAAGTGTACTTAAATATCATTATGATCGTGGTGTGCTATTTTACCAGGCAAAAGACGGCATTGATATGGTTACAGATGCTGCAGACAATGCTACACAGGCCCAACGGCTCGATAAATTGCGTCGTCAGGTTGAATTCGAAAAAATGAAAAACGAAGTAATCTATGGCGGATTTTAAAAAGTCGTATTTCAATGAACTGCAAGACTACATCCAGGGAGGAAGTAAAGAAGAGTTATCGAAAACAGCACAGGAATACCTGGATGCTCTTTACTTGCTGAATAATCTTCGCAGGAAGTACGGCAAGGAAAATGCTATTTCCTTTATTCAAAAACCGCCGTTAAACATAACTTACCGTCGCGCCAGGCTTATGTTCGATGAAGCCGTTAATTTGTTTTATGCGGATGACGGAATCGAAAAACAAGCGTTACGAAACTTGTTTTACGAAGAATTCAACAGTGCTGCTCAGGTTGTATTGCTAACTGCAAAAGATTCCAAGGACATGGAAGTGTACGGGGACCTGAAAATGAAAGCGTATAAAGCAAAAGAACTCGATGTTCCCGAGCCGCCAAAGGTACCTGAAGAACTTTACAAAAAACCCAATAAGATTTACACGCTGGAGCCTAAACATATTAAACTGGAACGTGCCAACCGTGATTTACTGGCCGCACGAATTGATAATATGGAAATTCCTAATAGCGAAAAAACACGCCTTCGTATGGAAGCTGAAATTGAAGATATTGACTTTATAGAATTGTTTGATGAGCAGGAAAAGAAAACCAAAGCTGAGTAATGAAACGATAGAAGTGCGCTATTCGAATTGGCTAGCCCAAATGCTTGCCATAATGATGCCGCGCATACTAGCGCTCATTGCCGGACGGGGGACCTCTAAAACAGTGGATATTCAGGTAGAGCGCATCCAGGAAGCCGTTTATGACTGTCCTGGAGCACCGTTCGGCTTCGTTTCAGACACGTATACCAACCTTCACAAGAATATAATCCCGTCAATGCTTGAGGGCCTAAGACTCAAAGGATGGGAGGAAGATATCCACTATGTGATTAACAAGCGTCCACCCGATGAATGGGAAAAAAAGATGTACAACAAAGTTACATCTTGGAAACATACTATGGTTTTTTTTACCGGATTCAACTTCACATTTATTTCTTTGGACCGTCCGGCCATCGGAGCGGGTAATTCTTATGTCGGTTTATTCGGCGATGAAGTTAAATACTTTTCTGAAAAATCAATTGCCAATATTATGAAAGCCGTTCGTGGCTATAAGGCAAAGTTTGGGGAATCTCCGTTCTACAGGAGCATATCATTTACAACTGATATGCCTGATCCAAATAATATCGGGGAATCATCATGGATCTTTAACCTGGCTAAACAGAACGACAAGCAAAAGATCCTCGATTTACTAAATTGCGGATTTATTTTTAATGAAGTCAAGAAAGAATATGTTTCTGCTTTGAACTCCGGAAACAAAAAAGAAACATTATTGGCTGAACGAAACATGAAGCGTTGGGAAGATCGTTGGAAGAAGCTTCGCAAACAAACGTCATTCTTTTGGATTGCTAGTTCGTTCGTCAATGCTGATATACTTTCAAACGAATGGTTTGACGACGAATTTAGTGCAGGCTTGGAAGGCGTTAACGCTTCTATTCTTTCCATCATACCGAAACTTTCGGCCGCAGCAAGATTTTACGCTGCTTTGTCGGAAAAACATTTCTATAATGATGGGATTAATTATGACTACATCGATACCCTACCCTTCGGATCCGAGACTGACTGTAGGGAATTAAAGTACCTCGATAGTCGTATGGCTATTGAAGCCGGGCTTGATGTCGGTAATACACTTTGGTTATTGCTCTCACAAACCAAAATGAATACCATCCGGATAATGAAGGAGCTGTACACCTTACCACCGGACTACATCCGCCAGTTGGCAGATCAGTTTCTAAAATACTTTAAGCCTCATGGTCATAAACGCATGAAGCTTTATTATGACCGTGCAGCAAATAGCTATAGCAAAGTAAAACAAGACGTTGCTTCGCAACTTAAAAAAGCCATCGAAATCGACGCAGAAGGCAAACGTACTGGTTGGACGGTCCAGCTCATGTCCATTGGCCAGGGAAATATCAGCAGCAACGCCGAATACAATTTCATGATGGAATTAATGACCGGAAGAAACAAAGATCTGCCTAAACTTTTAATTGACCGGAATACTTGTCCATACCTTAAAACGCAAATGGAGAATACTAAGACGAAGGTTAAACAACGTCGTAATGGAACATCGGAGATTGTGAAGGAAAAGAAAACAGACAGTCTTCCAACAAATCGTTTATTGAAAGAATCTACAAACTTCACGGATGCATTCAAGTATCTGCTTTGCAGAAAAACATTAATGAGATTGGTTAACAGGCCAAATACAGCTACTTCTCTATCCCCTAAATCGAATTAATTTGTAGGTAGGATTTCCTATACAAAAGATGCGTGCCAGGTGGGAACTTTTCTCTCATCTACTAATATGTTAATTTCTATGCATTAATTAACATAAAATCACATTTCCCAGACATTTGGAGTGTCGTAATTGCAAGTAAAGGGCAGAGCGGGGCGGTCTCTCTTTCGTGTAAAAACATAGTAAAACACTGTTTTTACATGTTTTTCTGTTGTATATCAAAATGTTGTAAAAAAAATACGTGAAAAATTGGTCGAGAATCGGCTATTCCATTCATAAAATCGTCAATTATTATGGTTTTTTCATGCTTATAACATAAAAATATTTCTTGTTTTCTTTGCTATTCAGTATATATTTATATACCTTTGTACTGTTGAATCAGTAAAGAATATACAAAATGAAGTACAGCGACTTTTTAAAGCAGGCAAGAAAAAACGGATGGCGGTTTCTCAGACGGGGAAAAGGAAGCCATGAGATTTGGGAGAAAAACGGACAGACGGTATCTATTCCCAATCATGGGACAAAAGAGATACCGAAAGGCTTAGAGAGAAGTTTAAAAAAGGAAATGGGGATATAACCTATTTCCACAACAAAATAATAAAATGAAGACAATACAAATCATAATTGAAAAAAGTTCAGATTCTTTTGGTGCATACGCCCAAAATGTAAAAGGAATTTACGGCGCTGGAGACACTGTTCAGGAGTGTAAACAATCCATATTGGATGCTATAGAAACTATTAAAACATTTGATGATTCTCAAATACCAGCCGCATTGAAAGGTGATTATGAGTTAGTGTATAAGTTTGATGCGGAAAGCCTTTTGCAATATTATAAAGGCATATTATCCAATCCTGCCATCGAACGGATTACCGGAATAAATCAAAAGTTGATACACCAATACTCTACGGGACTGAAGAAACCGCGACCGGCGCAACGCAAAAAGATTGAGCAGGGATTACACCAGTTAGGACGCGAATTATTGGCAGTAGAGCTTTAAGAACTGATTCAACACCTTTTTCTTGCAATCTACTGCATGCCGCCCCGAAAAACGGGGCGGTTTTTATTGAACACCATTTTGATTATACTGGGGCAAAAAGGTGTTCTTCTATTTTATTTTTATATATTGCAGTCACATTTATTCACAATTTTAAATTTTATGATCATGAGAAAAATTTTATCTATTGTAATCGGTTTATTGTTGTTTTCTGGAGTAATAGCTCAAGAAAATCAAGTACCTCAAACTTCTGAGCAAATTGAACAAGTAGAATATACGTATTGTGAACTACTTGGCACCAGAAAATTTCTAAGTACAAAAATTATTGTTGAAATTGATTTTGGACAAGCTAACAGTTTTTGGAAGAATAATCGTTTGCTTAAGGATGAAAACGGTAAGGCAGTTTCTTTCAACTCGATGGTAGATGCCATGAACTTTATGGGATCTCTGGGTTGGGAGTTTGTTCAAGCCTTTGTTATAACGGAAGGAAATGAGAATGTTTATCACTGGTTGCTTAAAATTAAAAAAAACACAAAGTTGGTTGAACCATAATATTGATATCATGATTTGGATAATTGTAACTATTCTTTTATTAATGGTAATTGCCATTATTTTTTCAGGAAATTCGACAAAAAAACTAGAAAAGAAAAAAGAAGAAGAATCTAAATTACAAGAAGAGGCGTATGCAAAGCTGATGCAGGAGAAAGCTGACAGAAGAAAAAAAGCATACAATGAACTGACCGAAACACGAAATGAATTTGATGCTGAATACAGTAATTCTACTTCTTTTGAATTTGATGTTGCAGGTATATTTTATAGAACGTATGAGGCTCAACAAGAAGCAAAATATTTATATGGTGGTAAAGAGGTGAAATTGAAACATGATAAAAATAACCGACACAGTGATTATGCCATAAAGATTATTGCCGAAAAATATCACATCGGTTTTGTGCCGGATGATGTTGCATACGAAATACTTCCTTATTTGCAAAAATATAAATATAAGGCAATTGTATTATTGTCGTTTACTGAATTTGATTCTATAAAATTTGATGATGTAACTGAGGTAACTATAAAAGCTTATTTTTTTGATAAATAAAACAAAACCCCGAAGTGATTCGGGGTTTTGTTATGATGTTTCTAAATATTTTTTTAAATCTTCTATCGAATTAAAACGCTTCAGCTCGCCTTTGTTATCAATAAAAGCCGTGAAATCTGTTGAGTTTTCCGGTGCAAACAGTTCCGGGACGGAAACCTCCAACGCATCGGCTATTTTTTTGAGCGTTTCGAGAGTTGGATTGCCGTTGATTGCTCTTGAAAGACTTTCTCTTTTTATTTCCATTTTATTTGCTATGTCTTCAATGGTATAGCCTTTTTGCTTTATTATATCTTTTATAATCAACATAATTATTTTTTTCTTTTGACAAAGTTACTAAATCAGCATATATGTAACATTAAATATCACTTAATAAAGGTTAAAGTAATGTTAAATATCACGTATTGATATTGTTTTGTGATACTATATGTTACATTTGTATCATAAACTTACAATTAAAGGAAAAAATTATGCAGATCAATTTATCACATGCCGAATTATCGCTCATCAGCGATATCGTGAATACAGTAAACGACAGGTGTTTCACACCCGATAGAAAAGATGAAGACGGGAACTGGTACAGCAACGATGATTTTGTGATGATGCTGTCGAATGAAGAACGAGAATTATTGGAAAAAATATGTAAAAGAATATGAGTATGAAAAAAGCTTTAAATTTTGAAGTACCACGGCGCACAGTGAAGAGTTGCGGCTATGTGGCAGAAACAATGGGTAATGCCTTTTCCTTGTTGTTTGAAGGACAGGACGTGAGTTGCGAGATGCAAACGGTGAATGAACGGGTTTACCTTACTTTTTGGGGAAACGGTATTATTGCAAAAGTAGAAATGGGTGAATTGCCAACAGTTCCCGGGGAAAGGAGTGCGGTATGAAAGCAAAAGAGTTCTACGATCCAATCATGGTAGTCAATCCTTATTCAGGAAAATTGGAAAATATTGAGCCCATTTTTAAATTGAAAGATTTGTTTGATGACAGTTATATTCAAATTGCTTTGACTATTGAAGATGCTATCAGAATGCTTATTCTTTACGATGAAGAAGACAACAAAGATATTAACTGCTTTGTATCGAAAACACTATTGTACAACATAAAAGATCAATTTACAAGAATGAGTGAGTGTGAAATAACCATTCCGAAGAAAGGAGGAAAACAATGATAACGATGCTTTACCTCATTGATGCGCCATCGCTGAAAAAGGCATTGCAAGTGGCGCTTGAGCTGGACGACACGGCAGGAATTCAGCCGAAAATGATCAGGGATTTGGGGAGGTCGTACCATTACAACGCAGAAGATGCAGAAGCGATGATTGATGAAGAGATATCGGAAGAGGATTATATTAACCGACACGCGATTGTGATGAATGGATGATAAAAAGATGGTTTTTACAGCTTTTTATAAATAATTACTAACTTTGCTAAAAGCAATAAATTATGATTACTGAACAGGAAAAGACAGTTGAGAATATTGATCTGCTGATTGAACAGAAATACATGATGGTCGATCCTGCAAATTACCATGTTGTGATGCTGGATAATCTTTGGAGTAAATATAAAGGTGAAATGCAATTGGTGTTTTGCAAAAATCTTGTTTTTTATTGCGATATCCAGAACGCTTATCACGATAAAAAGGTGAAACGCAAACACAAATTGCTGATATCGCTAAAGAATAAAAAGAATGAAGTGAGCCCGGCTTATGTGTATGACCGGATAAATGATATTAAGAAGCTAGAAAAGAAGTGAAATAATTAATTCACTCAATTTTCACTAAATATTAATCTTTAAAATTCAATCTTATGAGACGATTCGAAGTTATTATTGATGAAAGAATTCCTATTTTAGTTAATGCTGCTTCAATAGGAATTTCAGAAAACGGACAGGTTATTTTTTATAACCAAAAAAATTTTATTTGTGGAGTAGCTCCAATTAGAGCAGTTGTAAGAGAAATATTTTAATTTTAAAAAAAGGTTTTTATTATTACTAAGATGTTTAAACGGTCTGATGTGAATCACGCCGTTTTTTTGTTTACATGACCCCTCCCTCCGATAAATCGGAGTACTCCTCTTAAGGTAAGAGGAGAGTTTAGGGCTTGGGGTATTGTAGAGGCGGGAAAATCCCCGCTTTTTTTGTTTGTCCTTTTTTCTGAAAACGTAAGCGGGTATTTTTGAATAAAAAAAATATGGATGTTTATGATGC